GATCCACTGGGCGAGCTCGGTCAGCGTCAGGCGCACGAGGCGGCCGTCCTGGTGCAGCGCGCAGATCTCGGCGCCGGTGAGGCCGTCGAAGGCGTCGAGCTGGGGATAGGTCTTGTCGGTCATGGTCACTCCTCTTCCGAGATGAGAATGCGGCCACCCGAACCACCACTGCCATCGCCGATCAGCACCCATGCGGGCGCAGCCAGCGCGTCTGGGCTGCCGATACGCAGCAGGCCGGGTGCGGGGCGGGGCAGCACGAGGCGCGGGGCCGCGCGGCAGTCGATGCCGTCACGAACGGACACGACCGCCCAGCGCAGGGCGGTGGTGCCGGGCGGCAGGGGGGCGGTCAGATCGGCGCCCGCAACGGCAAGTGTGGTGTCGGTGATCCCCGTTGCCTCGAACACCAGCCCCAGATCCGCGCCGGTCTCCGACAGCGCGGTGGCGCGCAGGCGGTAGGTGGTGCCGGGCTCGGGGCCGATGTCGCCCGCCGTGTGATCGGCGATCACCGGGCTGGTCTGGGTCAGCCGGTCGCGATGCGCCCAACTGAGGGTGACGGGTGCGCCGGTCCAGACCACGGCGGGCTCCGCGCCTGCACCGCCAGACCCGCCGCTGCCGCCTCCGCCACCCGACCCGCCCCCCGGCCACTCCGCAAACCCGGGCGTGCCGTCAGTTGCCTCGGGCATGTAGGCCCCGTTGGCGCGGAAGTTGCCCGGCGGCAGCGGGCGCCGCGCCCGGGCGGCCAGCGTGATGCTGTCCTCGGGCGCGCGGGCAAAGGCGAGGGTGCCGCGCCCGGTCTCGGGCAGAAGGCGAATGGCAAGCGTCTCGCCCGCGGCCCATGTGCTCTCGGGGATGCGGGCCACATCGCCGAAGAAGATCACCGGCGTGCCGGCGGCATGGGCGCGCGGCGCGGTGTCGAGGCAGCCGCGCCCCAGCGTGATCGCCTCGGGCGTGATCCCGTCGACGCGCACCAGCTCATCCCCGATCGCAGCCAGCGTGCCGATCGCCACCGCGCCGATCTCGCGCCAGCCGGTGACGGCGATGACGCAATGCGCCGGATGGGCGGAGAGATCCTCCGCCAGCAATGCTGTCGGCGCAAAGCCCACGGCCCCCTCTTCCGCAGGCCCGGTGCCGGGATCGACCCAGAGCTGCGCGGCCCGCGCATCGGCGCCGGGGCGCTCGGCGGTGGCGAGGAGCGTGCCTGCCTCCGGATCATCGGCCAGCTGCCGCTCGGCCTCGGCATGGCCCAGCTCGCGCACCACCAGCCAGTACGGGGCTTCGATCACCAGCCGCCGCTCCAGGGGCCGGGGCGCCGATGTCAGCCCCGCCGATCCCCGGCCCAGGCGCCCGCCCGCAATGGCGGTGGCGCCGAGGGCAAAGACATCCTCGGCGAGCTTGAGGCGGATGCCGTTGTCGCGCCCGTCGCCCTGGCCGATCTCCGAGATGCGCATGACCACATCGTCGAGACCCAGACGCGCCGAGCGCAGCCGGATCACATCGCCGGGCCCCAGGGCGGCGCCTGCGCGGGTCACCACGATCTCGCCCGAGAGAAGCGGCGCGGAGAGCGCGCGCAGGTCGCGCTCGGCCACGCGCAGCGCGAGGGCCTGCGAGCGGATGCCGGGATAATCGAGGGTGGTGGCAATCACATCGCCCATGGCCTGTACCCGGGCGGTGTCGGTGACCGAGACTGCGCCGGTGTCGTCCGTCCGCGGATCGGTGAAGCGCACGGTGACCGAGTTGACCAGATCGCCGGGCGCGCGGCGCCCGAGGCGGCCCCAATCCACCACGTTGGTCTCATCGAAGAGCGGCAGCGTGGCGGCATCATAATCCGCCCGGATCAGCCGCATCTCCCAGAGCCCGGTTCGCCGGTCGATGAAGAGCGTGGCATCGATATGATCGAGCACGCTGGCAATGAAGTCCTCGATCGAGCTGTCCTGCTGCCAGATCAGCGAGAGGCCGAACCCCTCGGCATGGAGCGTGTCGGCCGCCGCGGCAAAGCTGTCCCCGATCTCTGCCTCTGGATGCCCCAGCCCCCAGTCGCGGTTGGTGAGGCATTCGCGCAGGATATGGGCGGGGTTCATATCGGGGCCGGCGCCAAAGGCCCCGCGCAGGGCCGCGATCAGCGCAGCGCTGTCGCCCGGCGGGATGACCGGCACGCCATCGACGGGGGTGGTGTCGATCCGCGCGGTGTGGGTGGTGTCCTCAAGTGCGATGTTGAAGCCGAAGACATCGGCGGGCGGCAGGCTCGCGAGGCTCGCCAGTGCGGCATCGACCGAGGCCAGCGGCTCGGGCAGGCCATCGGTGATGAAGACGATGACGCGGCGCTTCTCGCCCGCGGCCGCGAAGAAGTCGTCCAGCCCGGCGAAGGCCGCGTCAAAGCTGGTACCACCGGTGGTGACCTCGGATTGAGCAAGGAGCCAGTCCTCGAGCGCCGTATAATCAGCCGCCTCCAGATCGCGGGCCTCCTGCACGGCGACGACGCCCGCGTTCCAGAGCTGGAGGCGAAGATCGTTCGGGGCGTCGGGATCGGCGCTGGCGGCGATCTCGCGCAGCAGCGCGGCGACGGCGGCCTTCTGCGCGGCCATGCGCGGGCCGGACATGGATCCCGAGGCATCGAGCGCGATGTGGATCGCGGCGTCAGAAATGCTGGCTTCGGGATGGATGGCGGCGCGGGCGGGATACCATTGCGGGCTGCCTGCCTCGCCCGCGAGCACGCGCGTCACGCGCACGGCCCAGGGCTTGAGATAGGGATTGAGGCCGAGAGACATCTGGCGCAGCACGAGGCTGCAAAGGCCGCGGTAGGCGGGCACCGCGGCCCCCAGAACGCTGGCGAGATAGTCGTTCGGCGCCTGATCGGGCGCGCCCATGAGCACATCGACATCGCCGACGATGCCGCCTTCGCGGCTGTCGCCGCCGAAGAGCTCGGGCGCGTCGATGCGGATGCGGCCGCCGCCTGCGCCGGCGCCGCTGTTGCTGGCGGCCGCGCTGGTCTCGAGCACCACGACGGGCTGCGCGGGAAAGGCGGTCTCGGCAGGCGCCACCTCCCAGCTGGTCCAGTCTGTCGCGGCGTCATACGCCACCCGGCGCAGGGTGATGACGACAGAGCTGCCATTCTCGAAGCGCAGGCGATAGCTCTGGCCAAGGCGGACGCCGGGCAGCGTGCCGGCAAAGCCCACGACCGCGCTGTCCGCGCCCGGCCCTGCCGCCACGGACGACATGGCCGCAACGATCCCGATCTGCGGCTCGACGCTCGCGCCGCCACCGTCGCTCCCGCCACCGCTGCCCGCATCCATGCCGCCGGTGGTCACCGACCAGGCAATGCGCCCATCGACGCGGATCTCGCGGATGGCATCCACCGGCCCGTGACACAGCGCCAGGTGCAGGCCCAGCGCGTAGCGGTAGCCGGTGATCTGGCTCTTGCTACCGCCCATGGCGGGCCTCGCGATCTTCGGCCGCGCGGATCACCGGCTCGACCAGCGCATCGCCGGTGGCGCGCAGGGTGGCGGCGTCGATGCCGCGGGCGAGGAAGTCCTGCCAGTCGAGGCCATGGCGGCGGAACCACGGACGGACGCCCGCAAGGCAGTAGCGCGCGGTGCGGATGTCCTGGACCGTGATGCGCAGGGCATGTTGGGCGTGCTTGTCGGAAGCCATCACTTCTTGCCGCCTTTCTTGCGGATCGGATCGACGCGCAGATCGCCGGCCCAGACCACATTCGGCCCGGTGATCAGCACAGTGCCGAACACCACCGGGATCGGCCGGCCCTCTTCGGCCGTGGGCAGGCTGAACTCATCAAGCCCTGCGGCCTGCGGCGTCTCGGTCTTCGGGCGCGGGTTCAGCGCATAGGAAATCGCCGACAGCGCCAGCCCGAGCACGAGCCGCGCAATGAAGGTCCAGACCATGGGGGTGTTCCTCGATAGGATCAGAGGGGCAGGCGCGACACGCGGCTACAGCGCCGGTCGCGTCGACCGGGCCGCGCCAGCTGTTCGTGTGGTTCACGCTTTTGTCGCGCGTCCCTGGCGACGCGCCTGGATCAGACGATGGAGCCGCCGGCCAGCGGGTTGCGGCCCGGGATCTCGGGAAAGCCGCCGAAGTTGGCGAGGTTGCCGAACTTGGCCGCACAGGTTGCCGCGCGCAGATCGCAGCCCGGGGCGATGTCGACGATGACCGGCAGCGGATCGCCGGTCTCGGGATCGATCTCCGGCGCGGCCAGTGCGGCCGCCAGCTCCGGCATCGGGCGCGAGAGCGACAGCGCCGCACCTGCGTGGCCCGTGATGAACCCGAGATGCGGCCCGAACCGCAGCACCCCGCCGCGGTACCAGCCATCGGGTTGCAGGGCTGCTTCGGGGAGGGTCAGCACCGCGCCGCCCGCTGACGCATCCGTCAGCGTTCCAGTTTGCCAGTGCAGCGCAATATCCAGCCCGCAACCGCGCCCATAATGCGCATGCCGGCAGAGCCGCTGGTACTTCGCCCGCACGCCCGCGCGCCGCAGCGTGCTGAAGACCGATTCACAGTTCAGGATGATCCGCTGGCCCTCGACCTCCGCGCCCACAACGCGGCCCTTCCAATGCGCCACAATCTCGCCCAGCACCTGCTCATGGCCCCGGAAGATCGTCAGCGTCACCGGCGCCATCCCCATCGGCGCGAGAAACCGCCGCGCAAACGGATGCGACAGCGGCCAGCTCAGTTCCAGCCGCCCCCGCTCGATCTCGCTCGTCTGCACCACGTCGCCATGGGAAACGGCGGCAGGCTCCCAGGCTATGGCCTCACTGCCGCCGCTGCCGTCTGTGATGGTCAGGGGCTCCGCCCGGCTGGTGAAGCGCCAAGCCTGCTCCCCCTCGACGAACTGGTACAGGAAATAAGGGCGGCCCTCGTCGTGCGAGGCCTCGAGGCTGGCGTAGGTCATGAATGTAGAGCTTTGTGGCTATCGTGCGAAGCGCTCGGGCCCGGCTGTAAGCGCGCGTTGCATCAGAGTTGTCTGGATATGGTGCATGTCGAGCCCCAGATGAACCCGTCGTCTACGTCCAATCAGTTGCAGAAGTTGGTCCGCGGGAACGTCGCCTCCCCTAAGACAACGAACTCAGCACCATCGAACTCGAGGTCTTGCTGGACGCAGGTGTCCCAATCCTTCATCCAAGTCACCTTCACCAGGCGGCTGTCGAGGTTGTAGAGCAGTTCCATTTCATACTGCTCTTCGCCACCGTAGGGGAAGGAAAAGACTTGCCCATTGCGCGCATCAGCAAGGAAGGCGAACCTGCAGGAAGTGCCGCATCCGATTTCGATCAGGCTATAGTGGCCTGAGAAATTTGACCCCGCGTTTAGACCATCCCGAATCCTCGTCCGAAAATTGCGCGCCCATTCATCACGGCCCGCAAAATCTGGCAGGGTGATTTGATCGGGGCTTCCGAGGTATGCAAGTGCGGGGAAGTCCGTGAATTGGAGTGTCTGACGCGCCTCCAAGCCTGCGGCGGCGGCGACTGCCTCGTCGCCCGTGCGATTGATGCCATACTCAGTCAGCTCAAAGTCTGAAAAGAAGTACATCTCGTCCGGGGGTGTCGTCAGCATGTGCCTCGATACGCGTCGATCAACCCCAAAATCCTCAAAGGCATCGAGCATTTCCGCAAGGATGAACTGCACGCCCGAGACAGCACCGCTCCCGTCTGCCGACATTTGGTGGACGCCAAGTTGACCAAGGGCTTGTCGGCCCTCACCTGCGAAGAAAATGATTGAGCAAGCCGATGCACAGGTGGCTTCGGCCGGAACTTCGGTCGAGATTCCAAGCGTGCGGACGATCGAAGCGATTTCCATGGCAGGCACTACCAACCCGCCAGGGCTTGCCAGCGTGATCTTCGACACGGCTGGGGCTTTGCTGATAGCGTCGTTAAACTCGCCTAGCGCATCCGGGCCGATGTCACCGGAGAAAACCAGCGCGTTCCCATCTTGGGAAACTTCGACTGACTGGGCGTAAGCAACGCTGGTCATCGTCGTTTGAAGCAGCGCGTAGGAAAGTACCCCGGCAAGCAACACAAATTTCATTCAGAGCCCCTATCGCGTTTCTGCGCCAGTTAGTGGATGCGGATTTCGGAATTCCCGGACAGCGATTTCACTAAGTCCCGGACAGCCGTTTCGGTAAATCCCGGACAGTCGGGCGACGGCTGGTCCTTGCGCTGC